AGCATCTGTTTGAATGCTATTTTGCACATAATCCAACATAGCCTTATCTTTGTTTTCATAAGTACTTGAACCATTACTAAAGTAGTTAATAATATCCTTATTCATATCAAATGCATTTAAACAAGTCAAGGCATCGTTTGAGAATTGTTCGTCTAAAAATAGACGCTTCATATCACTAACTAAGTGTTGAGCCTTAATATTTGCATTTGTGATTAATAATGATTTGCGAGCTATCTTAGAGAATATATCTTTACGGTCATTATCTTGTATCTGAGCCTCGTTGCCATCTCCCTGCGATGCCATTAAATACTTTTGACTCATCTTTAAATTTACGTTCTTAGAAAGCAAATTTTCTTCAATGTTTTGAATAGTTTTAGATAATCCTTTTAAACGTGACGGTGAACTCATTAAAGAGTTTTTAGTCAGTCCATTTGCAAGGTCGTAAGTAGGTATTAAGTTTTTAATTTGTATATTAAACGTTTGACCGTCTAAAGTGTAGATTATTTTCTTTTCTCCATAATTATTAAGTTCGCCTTTTGTATAGATAAAAGATTTTACCTTATGCGTATCATTTAAATCTATTTCGCTTGGAATAAGATTATAAATTGCTTTTGTAACGCTTCCTGCATCAACTTTATATGTTAAGTTCGTGCCATTTGCAGATAAAAACCACATTTGCTGAAATAAAAAGTCTTCTTGCGACTGAAAGTAATTAGGCTGTTTAAACAGTTGTAAAATAGGGCTGTTTTTAATCGGTTCGCCTGATGAATTAAGGTGTGAAATTTTCATTTGAGAGTAAATTTTCGACCTGAGCGCAATGATAGCAAGTAACACGGGATTGCTTAGTGACAATTCTAAATACTTTTCAGAATTAACAAATCCATCTTGGTCTAAAAAAGAATAGGTAAAAACACCATTGCGGTCTCTTTCCACATTGATACTATTACCTTTCCAAAAATCAAATAATCCCATTTAGTTATGTTTCACAACATTAATAATAAAAGCAAATATAATAAAAAAATATTAACTTAAACGAAAAACTTTTGTGTACCAAGAAATAACATATTTCATTGCATCTAAGATATGGTCGTCTCCGTTATCTTCTGGCACGTCCATCTGTATCCCCTGCCATATTTTCCATGAATAATTTTCATATTCATTTTCTATATTAAGCGATTCTTTTACATAATGAATTTTACTCTTTTGCATGGTTTCAATTCCAGTAGCAATAGAGCCACTACCTTTTTTTGCATCAATCACATTGTAACCAGCATTCTTTAATTTTCTCGATTCTTCCTTGTTTAATTCATTTCCTGAGTCGCAAATAATTTGTTTATGTTTTTCTATTCCTAATCTTTCAAATTCGTCCTTAAGCGTTCCTTTCATGTCGTTTAACGGACAGTATAACACTTCACGAAAGAAATAATTTTCATCACCGTCAAACTTCATCTCAACCAATGCGCTTGGTGCTGATAATCCAAAATCTAAACCATAATAACTTTGATAAGGCAGTTTATTAAAGTCGGAATTAATCAATGTTTTCCATCCTTTAAAAATACGGTTTGGTTTTTCTGATTTCTCACCCTTACCAAATACCAACCAATGATACAAAGATGCGCTATTTACTTTCTCGTTATAAATACATCTCTTTATTTCGTTTATTTGTTTATTGCTTAACTCTTTTGCGTTTAATTCAAAATCATAGCTTAAACACTCTGAAACACTCATTAAATCATTTAATACTACATCGCATTGTATTATTGGTTGATAAGATTGAATTTGTATTTTAGATTCTAAAGGACAAAAAGGATTATCTTGAAATGTAGAAAATAACGTAATGGTATTATCTTTCTTTTTTTCATCATTAACCCAATGTGATTGTTTAGGATTCCAATCAAAAAGAATATATTTTGATGTTCTTTGCGACAATTGCTTATAAACTTCATGCGAAAATTTATAAGGTTCATTTATCCAGCATATATCCTGAGTCATACCCATAGCATCATCTTCGTCGTCTAACCCTGTGAACCTGATAAAAGAATCGTTATGTAAAAAAGTCCAAGTGTGATTGGTTTTATTACGTAAAAAATACTTTATTAAGTTTTCTTTTTTAATAAAAGCGTCAAACTCTTGTATTGTAATTTCTTTTTTTTCTAATTGCTTTTTTCTACCCATTGGGTCGGATAGCCACTTAACCCAATCAATCTCTACAATTTCCCTGCATGATTTTTGAGTATCTCTTAATATCGTGCAAGTTGTTAAAGGGTTTTCAAATAAGTCTAAGAATAAGTTTTGGAAGTTACTCCATGTCTTAGAACTTCTACTACTACCCTCCTCTACTATTAGTTTATAGTTCCCAGATTGGGAAGCGTTCCAAATATCACGAAATACCTTTGTGGCTAAAAAATCAATATTATTCGTCATCGTTATTTTCGATTATACGAACATTTATAGCAGACGGAGTTGATTGTAATTTTTCGCCTCCTGAGGTTATGTCTGTTTGTTCTTTAATTCCGTTTAATCTTTGTGTTATGCTTGGATTATAAATACCTAATAAACCACCTGTTATTTGATTTGAACGAATTTCTTTTTTAATATGTGAACAGATAGTCACAAAGTCATCGTAATAATCTTGTTTATTGTCAAAATATTGATTAACACAACCGTATTTTTTATAACAAAAAACCTCAAACCCATCCATTGTATAAGGTAGTTTGTAAGGGTCTTCCATTCTTTGAGCTTCCTTACCCACGTACTGAATTTTAACCCATTCTAAGGCTTGATTTTTTAAATCATCTTTATACTCTTCCCACACTTGCTCTAAGTCCTCTGGGGTCTTGAATATTCTTTTTGGATGTATGTTTCCGTTCTTAGCCATAATACAAATATAATAAAAAACCCCTTAAAAAGCACTAACCAAACTTTAAAAGGGGTAAAAATTATTAATTATGAAGTTCAAATTTAAATAATTATAATTTAAGAAACAAATTTATATCAATAAACTTTAAACTTTATATACTCTTCGCCTTTTTTAACAATAGCTTTAAAAACGTGTAGTTCATAAATAAACCTGTCATCAACTCCGTATTTCTTTACCAAACAATCTATAAAAGATTTACAACAATTATCTATGTCCGAAGCTTTAGAACTAAAACCAAATTCAATAGCTAACTTAATATTTTCTTTATTTGGTATTTCTAACTTTAAAGGCAGTAAAAGCAAACAATTCTTTATAAATACATCGTACTTAATAGTTCGTATTTTCCTACCTCTAAAAGCCTCGTTTACGCTTAACGGTTTAATTTTTATAATATGATTCATATTTTATTTTATTAAAAAGGACATTCATCTTCTTTATATTCTTGTTCTATTATATCAAAAGCCTGCTCTGGAGTTGCTGTAATTATAGGTTTTTCATCTTCTATTATTTTATCCGTTCCGTTTCTAACTTTATCAAAATAAGTGAACGGAGTGACTCCGTTAAAATAATACCTTTGTTCTTTTACGTTAAAAGTAATGCAATCAACATTTTGTGGAATCCCTACTAACTTTTGCTTTTTAATCTTTTGGCTACCAAAAACAACCTCGGGGTCTTTGAAATCTAAAGCTCTGTTTGGTCTCCATACATACATAACATTATCTGCTTTATCGGCAAAAGTACCGCCGCCTTTAATGTTATTTAATTCTGGTCTAAAATATCTTCCATTGTCTTTATCGTTCTTTCTTGCTGTTAATTGATGCGCTACCAAGTTGACTGAAATATCGTTTTCAATTGAAAATCTTTTTAATTGAGTCATGAATCTGGATATATACAAATCTTCCCTTTCGCCAGAGTTCATTAAATGCTCTATTGTATTATACGGGTCAATTATCAAAGTTCTTATGCCGTGCTTTTTTACCAAATACTTTGCTTTATCAAAAATAGTTTGTATTTTGAAATCTTTTTCAGGATAAATGACAAAGAAATAGTCTTTAATAAAATTCATCGCTTGCTTATATTCCTGTTCGCTCATATAATTATTCGAGTAATAAGGGTCACATGATTTACCTATATACGATTCTATTAAATCATTATAAAAATCATCCAAGGGAAAATTCTCGGGGCTAAAAACAGCTACTTTCGTTCCTGATATAATTGCCTTAATTAAACATAATTGATTTAAAAATAAAGATTTACCCTCGTTTTGGTAACCAGTCCATAAATTAACCTCTCCGTTTCTCCAAGTCCAAGCTTTGTCTATTTCATAAATGCCTGTCGTCTCTCCTCTATTTTGACCATTTCTATATCCTTCCAACATCGAAGCTGTTACATCTTGAATAGTGAAAATACCTTCAATTTTAACATCTTTAGCTAATTTAACCCTGTTTGATAACGCTTCTTTTCCGTACTTAATTAAATATTCATTTGCGTCCTTACAATCGTCAAAATCAACTATCTTACATTTTTCGGCTCCAAATCTTCTAATCAATTCTTTTTGACCTTTCAATCCAGCCTCATCACTATCTACTGCAATGAAAATAGTTTCTTTACTTTCAAAATAATTATAATAATTATCAATATAATCCAAATTCAATTCACCTTTTAAATTAAATCCGTTAGGAACCGAAACCACATTATTAACTCCAGCACTTGCAAAAGCCAGTACATCAAATTCACCCTCAACAATTATGCAATTATCTTCCGATGCTATATTATCTAAATTGTAGAAAATCTTTTCAGCATCTTTATAAAGTTTAAAATTCTTGTTGCCATCTCGATACTTTACATTTATTAATTCATCTTTAAAATAATAGTCAAAACAAATGCAATTCTCTTCTTTTTTAGTTTGTGGCATCCATTCTT